GGCGAACGGCTGTTGGATGTGGCGGACGCCTCGGCGGCGGGCCTGTATCAAACGCTGGGCCATGACAGCCTGGGCGTGGCGTTCGACGAGTTCGAAAATGAGGACGAGGCCCGGGGCGCGGCGGTGATGCGCCTGGCGCGCCTGGCGAGCTCCGGGGCCCGGCTGGTGCGCGGCGGCGCGGACGGCGTGCCGTCCAACTATCAGGCGCGCGGAGCGTTTCTGTTCAGCGCCATCAATCCGCCGGCGATGCGCCCGGCGGAGCAAAGCCGCACGACGATGTTGTCGTTACGGCCGCACAAGCCCGGCGCCCGGGCCCCGGTGATCGACGCCCGGGAAGCGGCGGATGTCGGCGCCTATCTGGCGGCGCGCATCGTCGCCATGTGGAGCTTCTGGCCGGAGCGGCTGATGTTTTACCGGGAGACGCTGGCGGCGATGGGCCATTCCAACCGCGCGCAGGATCAGCTCGGCACGCTGCTGGCGGCCGCGGACCTGGCGCTCGACGACATGCAGCCGGTGACGGATGCGATGGACTGGCTCGACGCGCTTGCGCCGAGCCGGATCGTGGAGGTCGCCGGCGTGACGCCCAACTGGCGGCGGTGCCTCGATCATATCCTGGCGGTGCAGCCGGACGCCTGGCGCACCGATACCTGGCGGCAGGTCGGCCAGGCGCTCGTCGCCATGGATGAAGGCCATGAGCATGCTTGGGAAGATGCTAAGCTGCGCAAGCAGTTGGCGCTGATCGGGGTGGCGTTTGTAAAGGATCAGCAGGGGCTTTATTGGCTCGGCTTTCCGACGCGCCATCCGGGCCTGGCGGCGTGCTTCGGCGGCACGGATTGGAGCGCGCGGCGCGGCGCCGATGGGGCCTGGATCACGGCGCTGGCGCAGGCGCCGGACAACGTGCAGCGGCGCGATCAGTTCCGTGTTGGCGGTGTGAAAATGCAGGGCGTGATGATCCGGCTGTCGGAGGCGATCCAGGCCGATAAGCCGCGCAAGATCGATGATCCGGACACGGACGATTAGGGCTTGGTGTTGGCGCCCTTGTCGAGGGCGGCGAGCGCCTGGCGCACAATGGCGGCGTCGGCGAGATCCGGGAAGCGGGCGCGCAGGCGGTCGATCATGGCGAGGTCCGTCGCGGTCTTGAAGCGCACATTGACCTGCACATGTTCGCCGGCGGCGGCCTTGCGCTGGGCATAGGCCGCCTGGGCCTTCTTTTCCGCGGGCGTGCGGCGGGGCTTCGGAGCGGGTTTGGCTGGGCTCATGGCGGGCACCCTAACCCCATCCGGCCGGCTGGGCTAGCCCTATAGTGCGCCGCAAACACAAAGCCCCGCGGGACGGATCCCGCGGGGCTTTGCCTGGAGGCTCTCAAGGAAAGCGCCGGCCTGCTGAGCGGGAAATTGGCCTGATTGGCCGCGCTGCGCAAGCGCGAAAAAGTATCGGGCTAGCCCTATAGACTTCTTGTAGGGCTAGCCCTATACTGTGGGCGTTCGCGGCGCCCTCGGCCGCGGGCTGATCTTTGACAAGGTGTTCCCATGATCAAAACCCCTCAACGGGGCGGCCCGCGCGGCCGTCCCTGGCTGATGGAGGGCTGCGCCGGCGTGGCTGTCGTGCTCTCCATCGTTCTGGCGGCCATTGGCGTGTCCGGCCTCGTCGGCTGGGCCTCGCCCTACGCCGTCGCCGGCTCCCTCCTGCTGATCGCCTTCACGACGCTGGCGGAGGTGGTGGCCTGCCGCCTTCCGATCCATGCCGAGGCCCGCGCCCGTGAGGGCGGCTGGAGCGGCTGGATCAAGGCGGCGCTCACCGTGGCCGGCTTCGTCGTGTTGACCCTGGTCAACCTGGCGGTCGGCCATATGGGCCTCAAGGCGATCGACGCGGCGGGCGTGGCCGATGGCCGCGCGCCGTTCGTCCAGCGCCTGGCGCAGGCGGAAGCGGCGGAAACCGCCGCCAAGTCCAGCCTGGCGGCGCACGACAAGGCGGCCGCCGATGCGCAGGCCGTCTGGGCCAAGGCGCAGGACCAGGTCGATGTTCGCTATGTCACCGCCGGCACCAAGCGCCTGGCGGCGGCGGAAGCGGCGGCGAAGGACCGGGCGCAGGCCCGGGCCCTCCTGGTCGACACGCTGGCCAAGGCCGAGGCGGCGGCCAAAACCGCCAAGGCCGAAATGGCGCGAGCCCCCAACCCTCGCCCGGATCTGGAGCTCTGGGGCGTCGCCCTGGTGCTGGAGATCCTGAAAGGCGCGCTGATGTGGTTCGCCACGCCGGCGACGGCGCGGCGGGCGCTGGCCAAGAACGTCATCGAGCTGACCCCGGTCGGCGAGATGAGCGACGACGAGCTCGAACGGCTGGCTTCGCAAGCGGCGAGCTGGGCGGCTCTGGTGCGGCACGAAAAGCGCCGCCGCGCCGCCTAATTGATCCGGACACGGACGACTTGAGCCCCGCGAGCGAACCTCGCGGGGCTTTCTTTTTGCTTAATCCACGCGGTTTTCGCGTTAATCCGAACACGGACAATATGCGCAAGGCTGCGCAAAAACGCTTGGCGCGCAAGCGGTCATCTTTGTGACCAGGTGTGCGCAGCGCCTGCCCAGCTGGTGCTGTTGCGCGTGCGCAGGTCTGTGCAGCCTCGCCCCAAGCCCCCGACCCCCGGAGGGTTTGAATTCATTCCGGGTGAGGGGGTGGGGACAACGGGACAGGCTGGGACAGCGGCCGCATGGATTTATTCAAGGGGGCCAAGGCGCGGGCCGGTTTGTCCCGTTGTCCGGCTGTCCCTGCGGGGTTCGCACATGTGTGCATGCTCATGCGTGCGCGTGCGCGCGAGAAGGCGCGGACAGGCAGGACAGATAGACAGATATCGATAAGTAGTTGGGTTGATTGGGCTTTTTGGCTTTCGGCGCTGTCCGAAGCGGCGCGGACAGCTGGGACAGGGGCCGCCCCTGCGCCCCAATGCGCCGCAGGCGGTTGGAGGTCTCCACCCTGTGCCTCTTAAAAATGGGGTCGAAATTGGACTTGGCGGGCATCCCCTTGGATCCGGACGGGCTGAAGGCGGCGGCGGCGGGCGTCGGCGCGCCGGAGGCGGACGAGGTCGAGCAGGCGGATCTGTTCGGCTCGTCGCCGCTGGCTGGCCTGGCGGATGATCCGGCGACGCTGTTTCCGCAGCTGAAGCGCGGGCGGCCGCCGGGGGCGCGGAACAAATCGACCGAGGAGTGGCGGGCGTTCATGCATCGCCAGTACCGCTCGCCGCTTCTGTTCCTGGCGGACCTGGTGTCGCTCGATCCGAAGGCCTTGCGGGACAAGGTGATGCAGGCCGATCGCGACGCCGGCGTGAAGCGCGAGATCAGCCTGATGGATGTGCTGCAGCTGCAGCGCCAGGCGGCGGAGGCGCTGGCGCCGTACCTGCACCGCAAGCAGCCGATTGCGATCGACGCGGGCGAGGGCCAGCCGCTGCCCTACATCAACATGATCGTGGCGGGCGCCGAGGTGCTGGGTCAGCACTGGGGCCAAGGCGCTGATAAGGCTAAGGAATTTGAACCACGCCCGCTGCCGGCCGAGGACGAAGTCGCAGCAGAACAGTCGCACGGATCGGCGGACAATGACTGAAGCCCTTGTGCTGCTTGGGGCGCTGCTCGCTGCGCCCGCTGATGGAATATCAGCGGCGGTATCCCGACCCACCCCCGGGGTCTGCGACCCCCCCCACCCCCAAACCGCCCCGGCCCCCCCTCCTGGCCGGGTGTTTTTCCGTCAAGTGATCAGGGTTTTGCCGGAAGGGCTGCGGAAACTCGGAATTTCATTTTCGGGTCGGGGGGCTGGGGCATGACGGCGCCAGGCCCGGCTTACACGCCGGCGCGGGCGATGGGGTTGGTATGGGCCTCGCCCGGGCCGATCGCGGCGGCGTTTGAGCAGTCAAGCGCGCTCAACCCGATCATCATCGGGCCCGTGGGGAGCGGGAAAACGACAACAGCCATTCGGAAAGCGATCGGGTTGGCCCGGCGGGTTCCGGGCATGGAGCAAACCGTCCAGCGGGTTGCGCGCCCTGTCAAGCGCTGCCGCATCGCCATCGTGTCGCGCACCTATCGCATCCTGTGGAAGAACGTGGTGCCCAGCTATTGGAAGGTGTTTCCAAAAGAATGGGGCAAGTGGAACGGCGGCGACCAGGAGCCATTTGTGCATCGCTTCCAGGTCGATATGGGCGATGCAGTTTTGGATCTGCAGTTTGATGGCCTTGCGGTGGGGGACACCAGCCTGGATGATCTCACCCGCGGCCTGGAGCTCACCGGCGCCTACATCTACGAGTTCGACACGCTGCCGCCGGAAACCATCACCAAGTTTTTGAGCCGGTGCGGGCGCTATCCCGCGATGGGCAATGGGGCGCTGCAGGACCAGGTGCCGCGCCAGGTGTTCTGCGACGCCAACGCATTCGATCCTGATCACTGGGCCTATCCGGAATGCTTTGACAGCCCGCCGCCGGGGCGGACGGTGTTTGTGCAGCCGGGCGGGCGGGCGCCGAACGCGGAAAACGTCCAGAACGTAGGGCGGCGCTACTATGACGATCTGTGCGCCGTGCTGAAGCCGTGGGAAATCGCGCGGCTGGTTGACAATCGCTTCGTGCCCGATCGGCCGGGCTTTCTGGTTTACCCCGATTGGAACCCGCAATTGCACATGGCGCCTGGCGCGCTGGAGGCGGCGCAAGGCGTGCCGTTGATCGTGGGCGTGGATCCCGGGCTGAAAGCGGCGGCGGCGGTGCTGCAGCGCCCGCGCAAGGGCGTGTGGCGGTGCCTTGCGGAGCTGACGACGCCAGTGGATCGCATCGCGACGGCGGAACAATTCGCCGGCGATCTGGCGGACATGATCAAGCAACGCTGGCCCCGGGCGGCGGTGCTGGCGGTGCTCGATCCCGCAGCGCAAAACCGCAGCGCCGACACCGGCCGGGCGTGGATGCAAGCCTTTGCGGCCGCCTGGCCCTATCCATGGCGGCTGGCGGCGAGCCAGCGGGTGAAAGGGCCAAACGGGCGCATCAGCGCGGTGCGCGACGTGCTGTGCCATTTGAGCGACGGCCAGCCGGGCTATCTGCTGGATCCGGGCTGCAAGGTGCTGGCGAAGGGGTTCAATGGGGCCTATCGGCTGCGGCCGCGGCCGGGGCAGGATGGGGTGGCGAGCGACGAGATCGAGAAAACGCCCGAAAGCCATGTGCACGACGCGCAGCAATACGCCATCCAAACGATCGAGGCGGATCCCGCGGCGATGGGGCGGGCGGAGGGCGCGGCGGCCCCTGCGCCCGGGCGCGCCGCACCGCCCATGCAAATCCTAATGTGACCGCTCATGTCAGGCTTGTTTCGCACCCCAAAAGTGCAGGCGCCCACGCCTGCGGAGACGCCGGCCCCGCGTGACGACACGGCGCGCGCGGCCACCGAAGAAATGCGGCGCCGGGTGGCGCTGCGGGGGCGCACGTCGACGAGCTTGACGGTGATGCCACCGGTGACGCCCACCGCGGCCCCGCGGCAGACGATCATGGGCGGCTGACATGGCCGTCGATCCCGAAGCCCGAAAACTACTAGATCGCCTGGCCGAGTTGCGCGCGTTGCGCGCCGGCTTCGATACCAGTTGGCAGAAGATCAGCGAGCTGATGCTGCCCTCGCGCAGTTTTCAGTTGACCCGGGCGCAGGGCGAACTGCGGACCCGCATGGTGCGCGATCCGATTGGGATCCTGGGCGTGAAGCGCCTGGCCGCGTTCATTTACGGCTACATGTTGAGCCAGGCCGAGCCCTGGGTGGCGCCGCGCCTGGTGGCGCGCGATCCCTCCACGGAGGAGGCGAGCTGGTTTGAACTTGCCAAGCTGCGCATGCACGAGCGGCTAAGTGGGCCGACGAGCTCGATCGCCTTGCACCTGTTTGAAGGGGCTTTGGACATCGTGGCGTTCGGCACGAATGTGATGTTTCAGGCCACGCCTTTGGGCCAGCCGCCGCGCTTGCGCTCAGTTGCGCTGGCGCAATGCTTCATCGGCCAAAACGCCGAAGATGAAGTGGACGAGGTGTTCCGGGTGTTCACGCTGACGGCGCGCCAGGCGGCGGAGCGCTATCGCGATCCCGATATCGCGGACATGGCGGGCAAGGCGCCGCAGCAAAGCCTCGCGTTTCTGCACGCCACGGCGCCGCGGCTGGGCGGGCAGTTCGGCGCCATGCGCGCGCGCAAGCCCTGGCGCAGCGATGTGGTGTGGATCGATAAGGCTCGCGTGCTGGATGAAAGCGGTTTCGATCGCAATCCCTTCATTGTGGGGCGCTTTGAGCGCCGCAGCGGGGAAGTGTGGGGCGGCGGGCCCGGATGGGACGCCTATCCCGCCGTGTGGACCTGCAACGCGATGGCGGAGGCGGTGATCGACCAGGCTGAGCTCGCGGTGCGCCCGCCGTTGTTTGGCGATCAAAGCCTGTTTGGCGGTCGGCTGGATCGCCGGCCGGGCGCGTTCAATCCAATCAATGCGAATGTGTTGTTCGGCGGCCGCGTCAGTGACGCGGTGGGCCGTCTCGACATGAGCGGCGATGTGGGCATGGGCGTGGAAATGCTGGAGCGCCAGCGCGGCCAGGTGGAGCGCATGTTCTTCATCGACTGGCTGAGCGTGCGCGAAGGCCCGCAGATGACCGCGACCGAAGTGATGGATCGGCGGGATCTGCGGCTGCGCATGCTGGCGCCAGTGGTGGCGCGGTTGGAGCAGGAATGGCTCAACCCGATCGTGGAGACGCAGTTTTTCGCCATGCTGAAAGCGGGCGAGTTCGGCCGGCCGCCGGCGAGCCTGGCCAATGAGGAAATCGGCTTTCAGTATTCCTCGCCGCTGGCCCTGGCGCAACGCGGGCAGCTGGTGGACGCGATCCGCCGCACCTTCGCACTGGCGGCGGAGGCGGCCGCCTTTGATCAAACCGCGCCGCTGGTGCTGCGCGCGGACGAACTCTTGCGACAGGGGGCGCGGCTCAATGGCGTCAGTGAACGACGGATGCGCTCGTTTGAAGAACTGGAGCAGATGCGCGCGGAACGCGCTGAGCAACAGCAAGCGGCGGAGAACATGGCAGGGGCCACGGCCGCGGCCGGCGCGCTGCAGGCGGGGGCGCAGGGCGCGGCGACGCTGCAGCAAGCGGGCCTGTTGGAGGCGGCTTGATGCGGTTTCCGCAGACCTTGTTTCAGTTGTGGAAGCAAACGCCGTGGGAGCGCAAAGCGGCGGAGCGCCGCGATCTCTATCGCCGCGTGTTTGCAACGCCGGACGGCCAGGCGGTGCTGGCCGACATGATGATGACGGCGGGGTTTTTATCCGTGACGCCGCCCGTGGATGCGCAAACCATGGCGTATCGCGAAGGCGCGCGCTGGGTGATCGCGGAGATCCTGCAGACGATGGATGTGGAGCGCGCGGGATTGGCCCGCGCGGTGATGATGGACGATGTGAGTGAGGCCCTGAATGAGCGACCCGAACGCTACCCCGACGCCAACGCCGGCTGATCCGGCCAATGTTTCGCCGCCGCCAGCGCCTGCGCCGGCAGGGGATCCGCCGGCCTGGGACGCAGGCCTTGATGCGCCGGCCAAAGAGTATCTGGCCGCCAATGGATACAAGTCCGTCGCCGATCTGACGAAGTCGGCGATGCATTTGCAGCAGATGATGGGCGCGCCGGCGGCGGAGGTGTTCCGCCTGCCGAAAGATCCCAATGATGCGGCGGCGTGGGAGCCGATTTGGAACGCGCTCGGCCGTCCGCCGGAGGCCACGGGCTACAGCATCAAGCCCGACGACAAGATCGGCCTGGATGGGCCGTTGCTGGAGGGGTTTCTGGACGCGATGCACAAGGCCGGCGCGCCGGATCGGTTCGTGGCCGCCGCTGGCGCCTGGTTTGCGCAGACGCAGACGCAGCAGGCGCAGGACATGCAAGCCGCGCTCGATGGGCTAGCGGAAGAGGCGAAGGCCACGCTGACGAAGGAATGGGGCGGCGCCTATGAGCAAAAGGTGGCGGCCGGAAACGCACTGATCAGGGAACACGCGGGCGAGGAGTTCTCGCGGTTCCTGCAGGAGACGGGCCTCGCCACCAATGTGCACTGGTGCCGGTTCGTCGACAAAATCGCTGGTCTCGTGGGCAATCCGGGCGCAATCCCGGGCGAGCCGGGCCGCGATACCCGCGGCGGGGCGCAAACGCCGGCGGAGGCGCAGGCCGCGCTGTCCGAGTTCGAAAAGAACTATGGCGACGCGCTGTCCGATCGCAGCCACCCCGATCACAAGCAGCGGGTGGCGCAGCGCGAGGCGCTGATCAAGGCGGCTTTCTGACACTGATGCGCCCGGCCGCGCCGCAGGGCGTGAGCCGCGATCTAGTTTGGCGGCGCGTGCGTGACGGGGAGTAGGGCTGGCGCCCTGTCCGTCCGCGCCGCCGCCGGCGCGGGGCGTGACCTGCGAAGATCCGGGTCCGGCGCCGCCGGGGAGTCCGATCGCTGATTGTTTTCACACTCAACGACGGATCACACATGTCTGATCTCACCATTGAACGCCACCACGTTGTCGCCTTTGGCCGCAACCTGATGATGGCCCCGCAAGGCAAGCGCTTCCGTTTGGAGGCCTGCGTCGATGCGGACATGAACTTCACCGAACCGGGAGAATACTTCACTGATGAACAACTGGGCGTGTCCAATCCCGCCCCGATCGCCGATCGCTTTGGCGACAGCCCGAGCAAAACAGTCGGCCGCGTGCGGCGCGGCGCGTTTTTTGGCCCGGAGGAGGACGGCAACTTTCTCGACAATGTCGACAAGGCGCGCCAGCTCGTCGATCCCGCCAACCCAATCGTCGAAGCGATGCGCATGGGCGTGAAGCGCCGCCGGGACGACGTGATCCTGGCGGGCCTCGTCGCGGCGTCCCGCGAGGGCAACACCCTCGAAACCACCACCGCGTTTCCCGCGGGCCAGGTGGTTGCGGTCGGCGGCATCGGCCTGACCATCGCCAAGCTGCGCTCTGCCGCCGCGCTGTTGGACAATGGCGAAACTGACGATGGCGGCGACGACGCCGTTGGGCGTTTCTGGGTGGGCGGCGTGACGGACAAAATGTCCCTGTTGGCGACCACGGAAGTGACCAGCCAGGACTACAACACCGTTAAGGCGCTGGTGGACGGCAAGATCGACACTTTCATGGGCTTCCAGTTCAAATGGTTCCCGGACGCCCGCATCCCGCGCAACGGGGTCAACCGCCGCAACATCTGCTGGACCAAGCCAAGCGCCGTCTATCGCGCGCGGCCGATTGTGGGCGGTGAAAACGCCAACATCTGGCAGCGGCCGGACAAGAAGGGCGCGTGGTACGCGTACCTGTCTTTCGATCATGCATTCATGCGCCGCTTCGACGCCGGGGTGGTCGCGGTGGATTGCGCCTAAGGCCTTTGCGGCGCGGGCTTCGGTCCGCGCCGCAATCGTCCGTACACAGACTTTTTTGAGGAGCAGACTATGGCAGTGCGCACTCTTTTCGGGGACAATGGCCGGGGGCTGCAACAGGCCGTCCCGCCGCGTCTGGCGTTCCCGGGCAACTACAAGGGCCGCGTGCGGCAGATCGTCGATCGCGTCGATCTGCCGAACCCGACCAATATCGCCAGCACCATCTTCATCGGCAGCGTGCACAGCGCGGCGGTGATCAATCCGTCCTCGACCATTTGGTTTGCCGCGGGCGGCGCTGGCGTCACGCTGGATATTGGCGATGTGCTGGATCCGGATGGTCTGGCGACGGTCATCAGTATCGCGGCGGCGGGCTCCAGCCCGATCCTGGAGGCGATGGCGTCCAGCTTGTTTGCCCGGCGCCTGTGGCAGCATCTGGGCTATGCGGCGGATCCGAACCGGGAGTTGGATCTCTTCGCCACGGTGCAGGGCGCCAACATGGCGGCCGCCAACATGTTCTTGAGCTGGTCGCTGCTCTACAGCGTCGACTGAGGGCGCGGCCGCGGGGCTGGCGGGGTGTCGGGTCCCCGTCGGCCCCGCCTTTTCATGAGCCGGAGCCATGGATCAGACCAAGCTGATCAATCACGCCTTGTTGCTGCTGGGGGAGGAGCCGATGGCCGACCCGGCGACCCCGCGCACCAAAGCGGAGCGGGCGGCGGCGCTGCATGTCGACGCCGTGCGCCAGGAAATTCTGCAGAAACAGCGGTGGACCAGCGCCACCGCTTTCGCCGTTGTAAACCCGGAGGTCGTGATGCCGCCGGCGGGCTATAGCGCCCAGGGCGTGCTGCCGGAGGATTTTCTCGCAATTTGGGAATGCACGGCGGACGAGTTCGCCGTGGCGCCGGAGCGGCGGCTGATCTGGAAGGGCACGACGCCGACGCAGATCTGCTACGCGGCGGACCGTGCGCCGGCGCAGCTTGATCCGTTGCTGCAGCACGCCATCGCCACGCGCCTGGCGCATCGCATCGCGGCGATGATCCGCGACAGCGCCAGCGCCATCGAAACGCTGGGGAAGATGGCCATCATGGCGGAGGCCGAAGCCACGGCGCGCGATGCGCTGAACCGGCGCGAAACGCCGTTGCTGGCGGGCAATTGGCATTTGCCCGGTTTGTCCGTGCGGCGGGGGTGGATGGATGGTTGATCGCCTCCTGCAGAGCGCGCTCACGGGCGGCGAGATCTCGCCGCGCCTGTTGGCGCGCGCGGACGCCCAGCGCTACTATCAGGCGGCGGCGCGGCTCGAAAACTGGATCCCACAGGCCGAAGGCGGCGTCGAAACCCGCGCGGGCGGCGTGTGGATCGGCGATCCGCCGGACCTGAGCGCGCCGGCGCGGCTGATCCCGTTCGTGAAAAGCGTGGGCGACACGGTGGCGATCCTGGTCCAGCGCAACAAGCTGCGCTTCTGGAATGGGCAGACGCGGGCGCCGATCTTGAACGGCGGTTCGCCTTACGAGATCACTTGTCCCTGGGGCGATGCGGATCTGGCGCACCTGGCCTGGCGCCAGAGCGCCGACGTGATTTATGTGTTTGATCGCCGCGGCGCGCCGGTGCAGGCGCTGGCGCGCCTGGCGGCGACCAATTGGACCTTGACGGAGCTGGAGCTGCGCGATGGGCCCTGGGGGCCAGACGTGCAGGGCATCGCCGTCACGCCGAGCGGTGTGAGCGGCGCCATCACTTTGACCGCAAGCGCGGCGGTGTTTTCCGCGGCGCATGTGGGCGCGCTGGTGCGACTGCGGCAATCGGCCGGCGCGTCGCCCTATAATCGGTGGGAAGCGGGCAAGGCGGTGATCGTCGGGGATCTGCGCGTCAATGCGGGCCGCGTCTATCAGGCGCTCAACGCCGCCACCACGGGCAACAATTCGCCGATCCATGACCGCGACGCGCAAAGCGACGGCGCGGTCAATTGGCAATTTGTGCATGACGGCGCCGGCGTGGCGCGCATCACGGCATTCACCAGCGCGACGGTGGTGAGCGCTGCGGTGGTGTCCACGCTGCCGTCGGCGTTGGCGACCAGCTATTGGCAGTTCGGACTGTTCAATGGCGTGAACGGGCACCCCAAGGCGGCGGCGATCTATCAAGAGCGCTATTCGCTCGCCGGATCCGATTTCGCACCGGACACGCTGGCGCTGGGCCGGACCGGCGGTTATGGGCCAAACTATGCGGACTTCAAACCGGGATTGGGCTCCGGCCTGGTGGTCGACAGCGACGGCGTCACGCGGACCCTGGCCAATGGCCGGGTGGAGCCGGTGCGGCACATGGTGGCGGTGGATCGGCTCTATGTGTTCACCAGCGGCGGCGTGCACCTGGTCGGCGGGCCGAGCGCGGACGAACCGATCACGCCATCGGCCGCCAGCGCGCGGCGCCGGCCCGGGCCCGGCGCGGGCCTGGTGGAGCCGTTGGATATCGGCACGGCGCTGCTCTATGTGGCGCGCGGCGGCCGGGCGCTGCACGAAGTGGGGCGCGACACGATCGAGACGCCCAATCTGGCGATGGCGGCGGATCATATCGGCCGGCGCCAGATCGTGGAGCTGGCGCACCAGGCAAGCCCGGCCAGCGTGATCTGGCTGCGCCTGGCGGACGGGAGCCTCGCCAGCGTGACCTTTGAGCCAGGCGAACAGGTGGTGGCCTTTGCGCGCCATCCCCTGGGCGGCGCCGGCCGGGTGGAATGCCTTGTCGGCATGCCGCGCGGCGATGATCGCGATGACGTGTGGATGATGGTCCGGCGCCGGATCAATGGCGCCGATCGGCTGAGCATCGAAGCGATCGGGCCGGTGTACGATGAGGCGCTGACCCCGCTGGAGCAGGCCTGCTGCGTGGATGCGGCGGGCTATCTTGATTTGTGGAATGCGACCGCCGCGACCTGGCGCGGGGTGCTGATCAACGACCTCGATCGGCGCGCCGCGGTGGAAGGGCCGGCGGCGACGTTCACGAGCGCCGATATCGGTCGCACGCTGGCGCTGCGGCTGAAGCATCCCAACGTCGGCCTGATCCCCGATGAAGACAGCGCCATTTTGCGCATCCAGGTCGACACGTTGGTGAGCGCGACCCGTGTGGAGGGGCGCATCATGAGCGATGGGCCGCCGGCCTTGTGGGGCGTGTGGACGACGCTGTGGGCGCGCATGACGACGGTGATCAGCGGGCTGGGGCGGTTGGAGGGCCAAGCCTTGAGCGGGCTGGCGGACGGCGCGCCGATGAGCGGCTTCACGGTGACGGCGGCGCAGGCGACGCTGCCGGAGCCGGTGGCGCGCGGCTGGTTTGGCCTCGGCTACACCGCCGAGCTCGTCGACATGCCGGTGGCGAGCGGCCTGGCGCAGACGGCGCTGGGCGCGAAGATGCGGGTGATGAGCTGCACCTTGATCGCCGCGCGCACGACGATCGGCACGGAGGTGGTTTCCGCCGATGGGGTGATCGCCTATCCGGTGCAGCTGCGCCGCGTGGATGATCCGCAGGCGTTTATCGCCCCGGGATTTGTGGGCTTTGCCGATGTTTTGCCGCCGGATGGATGGGGGCAGGCGGGCCAGGTGCGGATCCGTCATGCCCAGCCGACGCCGGCGGGCATTTTGGGCATCATCAAAGAGGTGGCGCTGCGATGATCGCGCTGCGACCCTATCATCGCGGCGATGCGTTTCTGGTGGCGCCGCGCGCGGAACAGGAGGCTGAGCTCGCGAGCTGGACACGAACGCTCGACCAGGGCGATTTCGCGCGCTGCGCATGGACCCTGGTGCGCGCGGATGATGAGAGCGCCACGGTGCTCGCCTGCGGCGGCTGGAGCTTTCTATGGGAGGGCGTGGCGCTGGCTTGGCTGGTGCTGGGGCGCGATGCCGATGGCGCGGATCTGCGCCGCATCGCCCGCCTGGCGCGGGCCAAGCTGGCGGAGTGTTCGGCGCGGCGGCTCGAAACCACGGTGCGCGTCGATTTTCCCATCGGCGTGCGGTTTCTAGAATGGCTCGGCTTTGAGGTTGAGGGCGTGCTGCGCGCGTTCGGGCCGGATGGCGCATCGCATCTGATGATGGCGCGCGTGCGGGAGGGTGGGGCATGAGTGGGATGGAGCCATTGATGCTGGCCGCGGCGGCCGTGAAGTCTGTGGGCAATCTGGCGCAGGGCGTGCAGGGCTATCAGGCGGGGCGCTACAACGCGCGCATGGCCAGACTGGAGGCGGATGCGCGGACGCGCGAAGCGGCCGATCGGGCAAGCCTGCAGACGGAACAGACGGAACGCGCGATCGGCGCCGGGACCGCAGCCGCCGGCGCCAGCGGCTTCACGCTGGCGGGGAGCGCGGCGGATGTGCTGGGCGATCTGGCGGGCCAGGGCCGGTTTGATGCGCGCTCGCTGCTCTATGCGGGCGAGATCGAGCGGCGGAAGCTGCTGGCCGAAGCGCAGATGCAAAAGAAGGCGGCGACCTGGAGCCTGGTGAGCGGCACGCTGAAGGCGGCGGGCAGCATCATGGATGGCGTGGGGCAGGCCAAGAGCGCCGGCCAACAGACGAAAGGCTAACCCATGGCCCGCATGCCATCAGACATTCAGCGCGGCGGGGTGGCGGTCTATTCCGGCGCGCGCATGCCGGGGGCGGTGGACACCGGGCTCGACGAGCTCGCTGCAGGCGTCGCCAGCGTGGCGCGCGCCGACATCGAACGCCGCGCCGCGGAGCGCGAGGCGGGTGATCAGGTCGCGCTGCAGGGGGCCATCACGCAATGGCGCGCCGACGAGGTGCGGCGGCTGGTGGAGGACGCGGACGCCACACCGGACGGCGATGTGGACGGCTTTGAAGATCGCTTCGGCGCCGGGCATGAAACGCGCCTGGCGGAGCGGGTGGCGGCCCTGCCGGAGCGGTTGCGGCCGGCTTTTACCGAACGGGCGCTGAGCCTTCGCGGCGATTTGCTGTTGCGCGCCGGCGATGTGGTGCGCGGGCGCCGCGAGGCGATCGACACGCGGGCGCTGGATCAACAGCTGGACGCCGCCGGCCGCGCCCTGATGGCGGATCCGACGCAGTTCCCGGCGGTGATGGCTGAAGCGGAGGCGGCGCTGGCCGCCAGTCGCCTGCCGGAGGCGCAGAAGGGCGCGCGCCTGGCGAAGCTTGCGCCTGGCCTGGCGGTGCGGCGCTTCGCCGGCTTGATCGAGAGCGATCCCGCCGCGGCCCTGGCGGAGCTGCAGCAGGATAGCTGGAAGGCCGTGTTGACGGTGGAACAGCATGGCGAGCTGACGAAGGTGGCCGCGCAGGAGCGGGCGGCGAAGGAGCGCGAAGCGGCTGCGGCCCTGCAGCCCCTGCTCGATCGGCTGAGCAATGATGTGCTGAATGATCCCAACGCCTTCACGGCGAAGATGGGGGAGCTGCGCGCAGCGCCGGAGCTTATGCGCCTGTCGCCGGAGAGCCGCGAGAAGGTGGTGCGCGGCGCGGCGGATCGGCTGGCGGAGGCGCGGCTGGTGCGGGTGGGCGGGCAAAACCCGCTTCTGGCGCGGGGCGAGCTGTTGAGCGGGCAACATGACGCCTATCTGAACCCGGACACCAAGCAGCGGATGCTGAGCGCCTTTGATGGCGAGCTGCAGCGCCGGCGTGAGGAGCGCCAGCGCGCTGCCGAGCAACAGGCCGCGATCCAGCGCGCGCTGCGGGCGGTCGATCTGAAGCAGGAAATGGACAGCGAAGTGGCCTCGATCGAGGCGACGGGGCAGGGCGTGGGCGTGAGCCTGGCGGAGGTGGCCGAAGTGATCGGCCCGGCGCAGGCAAAGGCGTTTGGCCAGGATGTGGCGCGGGCCCGGGGCCTTTATGCGCGGGTGGCGCCGTTGCGCGATTTGCCGCCGGACAAGGTGCGCGCAGCGGTGGCGGCCGCGGCGCCAAAGCCCGGCGCCAAGGATTTCGCGCAGGCGCAAGCGGATTTCAAAGTGTTTCAGCGCGCAGTGGAGGCGGAGCTGGCGTTGCGCCAAACCGATCCCGCCGGCGCCGCGCTGCGCCATCCCGGCGTCATGCGCGAATGGCGCGGCTGGGTGGAGAAACCGGACGACGCGACGGCGCTGCGCAACGCGATCACGTCGATGCGCTGGCAGCAGGACAAATTGGGCGTGCCGCAGGCCGCACAGCGTCTGTTGCCGGCCAATCTGCGCGACGCCTACGCGGCGCGGATCAAGGCCGGCCCGAAAGAGGCCTTTGCGGTGGCGCAGGAGCTGCAGCTGTTCGGCGCGGAACGCGGGCGCGTGATGGCCGAAGTGGCGGCGGCGGCGCAGGATGAAAGCTTCGCGGCGATGGCGGCGGCCAATCCGGCGGCGCAACGGCGCATCGCCGACGCGGTGGCGGCGCCGGCGCCGGAGTTGAAGGATGGGGCCAAGCGCCAGGTGCGCGACGCCTTGGCGGCGGAGCTTGCGCCGTTGCGGCGCAGCTGGGCGGCGTCGGCCAATGGCGGGGCCCATGTGGACCGGCTGGCGGCGGCGGCGGCGCGGGTGGCGGCGCAGGATGTGGCGGCAGGGCAGGATCCGCAGGCGGCCGCGCGCCAGGCGGCGCGGCTGTTCACGGAGCAATACACATTTCGAGATGGCTTGCGCATTCCCCGCGGCGTGCCGGCGGGCGATGTGCTGGTCGGCGCGGCCTATCTCTTGGAAGAGCGGCGCAAGGCGGGCGGGGTGCGTTTGCCGGCGGGCGATCCGCGCCTGAAGGGCGAAGCGGCGGAGCGCGCGATGCAGGTGGCGATTGCGGCGGATACCTACTGGACCACAAGCCCCGATGACAGCGGCCTGGTGCTGATGGATCGGGTGACGCGGGCGCCGGTGGCGGCCGCCGACGGCGCGGCGATCCTGATCCCATGGGCGGACGCGGCGGCGGCGGCAAAGCCGGCGCGGGATGCGGAATACATGCGCCGGAGGTCCGGTGGATGAGCGACCAGCCGTTCTGGCCCTCGTTGGGCGCGCCGGCGAGCGCGGCGGAGCTCGATGCGGTGCGTATGTCGCGCGATCCGGGCGACGCGGCGTTCGGCGCGGATTGGTTTCCCCGGTCGCTGGCGACCGGCACGAGCGCGCTGGGCAGCTATTGGCGGGCCGCGGAACGCGAGATCCGCGGCGGCGGATTTTTCATGACGGGCCTGCCGGCGCTGGACGACGCCTATCTGAGCGCGGACGAGGCCAATGCGCGCTTCGGCATTGCCGACGCGCTGAGTTTCGACAAGCCGGTGGCGGCGGCCTATGCGGCGGATCTGTTCGAGATCAAGCAGGCCGAGCTCTATCGGGCGGATGCGCAAATGCGCTCCAGCCAGACGCGGGACGGTTGGGGCCAGGTGCGGTTGTTCGGCTCGGCGTTTGCCGCAGGAGCGCTGACGGATCCCGCGGGCCTCGCCTTGGGCTTCGTGCCGGTGTTTGGCCCCAGCGCGCGGCTGCGGTCGGCTTTGCCGGGCCTGGCGGCGATGGAAACCTCGGCGCAGCTGGGCACGCGCCTGGCGGGCCGGGCGGGCTTTGGCGCGATCGAGGGCGCAGGGTCGGCGGCGCTGTTTGAAGCGGTTGCGGCGCCGGCGTTCATGGGCATCGAGCGGCGGGACTACGACTTCACGGACAGCCTGCTCAATCTGGCGATCGGCGCGGGGTTCGGCGGCGCGGCGGGGGCCCTTTTACGGCCGCGCGGCGACGCCCCAGCCATAGACCCGCCGGAAGTGGCGACGCTGACGCCGGCGGCACGCGAGGCAGCGCACGAAGCGGCGGTGCGGGCCCTGGCGGAAGGTGAGCCGGTGGATGTGGGCCCGGCAATTGCCGAGGCCGAAGCGCGCGAAGCTGCGGATCTGGCGGCGCGGCCGCAGATCGCCGCGCGGCCGCTGGCGGAGGCCACCGTCTATGCGCCCGACGGCACGAGCGCGCCGGTGCGCTATGCGATCGTCGATGTGGACGATCTCGTCACGTCCAACACGGACGCGCTGACGGTCAATCCGGATTATCCGCAGGCGCTGCAGCCGCGCGACCGGACCCGGGCGGCGAGCGAGGTGCAGATTGAGAAGTTTGGCGAGCCGTTCCAGCCGGAGCGCTGGGGCGAAACGCCGGGCGGCGATACGGGCGCGCCGGTGATTGGGCCCGACGGCGTGGTGGAAAGCGGCAACGGCCGGGTGATCTGGCTGCGGCGGGCCTATCGCGCCGATGATCCGCGCGCGGCCCAGATGCGCGCCTGGCTAGAGGCGCAAGGTTATGACGTGGAGGGCGTGCAGCGGCCGGTGCTGGTGCGCATCGTGCAGGGCGAGCGCAGTATTCGGGATCGCGCGCAGTTTGCGGCGGCGATGAACCGGCCGGCGGCCGCGGCGATGAGCGTGACGGAGCAGGCCATGGCCGATGCGCGCGCGATCGACGCCGCCCTGGATCTGCACAGCGGCGGCGCCAGCGGGGCGGCGGCGAACGCCCGCTTCGCGCGGGCCGCCATCGCCGGCATGACCAGCGAAGCGGAACGCGGCGCGCTGGTCGATGCGCAGGGGCGCTTGAGCCAGGACGGGGAGCGGCGCCTTGATGCCGCTCTGATGGCGCGGGCCTATGACGATGCGGATCTGATCGCGGCGCGGTTCGAAACCCGCGATGAGGACATCCGCACGTTGGGTGGCGCGCTGCAGGACGCGGCGCCGGCGATGGCGCAGACGGCGGCGGCGATCGACGCCGGCCGCGTCGATGCGGCGTTCGATCTGCGCCCGGCGCTGAAGGCGGCGGCGGCGCTGCTGCGCCAGGCCAAGCGCGATGGGCGCAGCGTCAAATCCCTGGTGGATGAGCTCACGGCGCAGTTGGACATGTTCGGCGGCGGCCCGAGCGCGCGCACGCTGGACGTGCTGGCGCTGATCGTGGATGATGCGGGCAAGCTGCGGAGCCGGGACAAAATCACGGCGGCGCTCAACGCTTATGCAAGGTTGGCGTTGGAGAGTGAGCAACCCGCGCTGATGCGCGACGCGGAGGTGACGACGGATGCGGCGATCGGAGCGGCGGCGCAAGCGCAAGGGCGGGGCGGGCAATCGTCCGAACCCGGAGCACGCGGGTTACGCCGCGGCGATGATGGAGGCGCTGATCGCGGCGGGGGCGGATCGCAGCCCGAAGCTGCAGCGGCGGCTCGCGGCGCTGAAAGCCGCGCTGCCGTTGAAGGCGCTCTCGCGGACCAGCTGGCCGCGACTGGACGACTGAGCCCCGGAGACGCCAAAACCAGCGCCACGCTGTTGGCGCGGGCCTATGAGACGTTCGGCCGCTATTACGGCATGACGGCGGAAGAGATGTTTGCCGCGCGCCCGGTGCGGATCGAAGCGGCCGCGCCGGACGCCGGCGGCGAAGGGCGCATCGCCGGCGACGAAGCCCTGGTGCTGGCGGATGCGCATCTCACGGACTTCCAGGAGAGCGGCGACTATGACGCGCTGGTGGAGGCCGGGGCCTATGCGGCCATCGCCGAGCGGCGGGGTGCGGATCCTGGCGACTTGGCCGACGAGCTCGCTGGCCTGGTGGACGATCCGGCGGCGTTTGAGGCGGAGGTGGCGGCGCGCGTGGCGGAGCTCGATCCGGAGACGATCGAGGCGGCCGCGCCGGATGTGGCGGCGCTGCTGACGGAGGAGGCGCCCCCGCCGCCGCCGCGGGACATGGCGGAGCTGACGCGCCTGGCGCGGCGCTATTTGGGTCGGGACGACGCGGCGGGCCGCTTCTGGGCGGTGGTCGATGAGGCGCGGGCGGCGCTGGCCGCTTTGCCAGAGGCCGAGCGGGCGCGGGCGCTCAAGCGCCTGCAGCGCCAGGTGGAAGATGAGCAGCTGGAGCCGGAGATCCTGGCGGCGCTGCGGGGTGATGATGAGATCGACGGCTTGACGCCGCGCCGGTTTGCGCAGGATCCTAGGCGGGAGTTCCCGCTCACGGATACGCAAGATCCGGACACGTTTGCGGAGTTGGCGGATGAATATCTGCCGGAGTTTCGGGCCTACTGGACGACGTTTCGCAAGCGTCTGGCGGAGTTCGAAGCGGCGACCAATGGGCGGTTCACGTCCAATGCCGAAGTGCGCGAGGCGTTCGAGGCTGTGGAGCGGGCGCTGGCGGCGTTTGAGGATGCGAGCGAGCTTAAATTCTTTGGCAGCGAATACCCCGACGAGCTGACCAGCGCGCAGGTGCGGGAGGTCTATCTGGCGCCCATCCTACAGGCGGCGACGCAGCTGCCGCCGGACGCGGCGCCGGAGGTGATCGCGCTGATCGATTTGGTGCGGGAGCTTGATCTGGAGCTGGCGGCCTGGGCGACGGATCCGGTGCGGCAGGCGCCGGTGGTGGCGGATCTGTTCAATGCGGTTGATGAGGCGACTGCAGCGGTCGCCTCTGGGGGTTTTGACGCCGCGCTGCCGCCGGCGCTAAATGAGGCTCTGTACGCCTTGAACATGGTGGCGCAAACCGACGGCGGATCCTACGCGCTGTCCGCCAACCTGGCCGAGCTGCGGCGCAATCTCGATGAGGGGTCGGAAGCGCTCTATCGCGGCCTGCGCAAGGTGCGCGATGAGGTGAACGCGCTGGCGAATGCCGAAAACCGGCCTGTGGGCAAGCCCTATCACTACGTGGAGCTGGTCGCCGAGTTTCAGGACATGCTGCGCGCGTTCGATCAGGGGCTGCGGCAATTGTCGCGCCCGGACGATCTGTTGTTCCAAAGCGCTGCGCCGGAGCGGGCGACGCCGCCGGCGGTGAGGGAAGCCGACGACTGGGGCCGGGCGCTGCAGGCGGCGGCCGCGTGCGCGGCGGGTGTGATGGCGCCGACGGCGGCGGCCGCGGCGGGCCTTGGTGAAATGGCGGTCGGCATGGGCCTGGGGCTTGGCGTCGGCGCGCCCAGCGTGGGCGTGGCCCTGTGGTTGGATCAAGCGGATGAGCGGAAGGCGGCCTATGACGCCTTTGCGGCGCAGCGGGCGGAGGAGGCGCGTGTGGCGGCGGAGCAACGACAAGCGCAGGCGGAGCGGCGGCGGCTGGCGAAGCTCAAGGACGAGGATTTTGTCGCCTATCTGGGCGAGATTCCGCCGGAGCAAATGCTGGACGAAGTGGCCGATCGCGTGGGCATCCCCGCGCGCTATCTGGCCGACATGATCCAGAAGGAAAGCGCAGGAGATCCCAATGCGCAGGCCGCGACATCGAGCGCCGCTGGCCTGACGCAGTTCATTGATGCGACCTGGGTTCGCACGATGCGGCGTTATGGGCCCGCGCACGGCCTGACCATCGACCCCGCCACGCCGGAGGGCCTGGCGCTGAAGTTCGATCCGCGCTGGGCGAAGCTGATGGGCGCCGAATACAGCTTGGAGAACGCCCGCAACCTGAAGGGCGCCCTGGGCCGCGATCCGACGCAGGGCGAGGTCTATCTGGCGCACTTCATGGGCGACGGCGCGGCCATCAAGCTGATCCGTGCGGCGCAGCGCGGGGAGAGCAATGCGGCGCGCCTGTTCCCCGAAGCGGCGGCCGCCAACCGCAATGTGTTCTATTGGCCCGCGGACGGGCGGCCGCGCAGCGCCAAGGAAGTGATCGCGCGCCAGACGCAGGGCTTTTCCGACGCGCGCTTTCCGGTGCTGACGCCCGTGCCTGATGCGCCGGACCCGGAGGATGCGCCCCTATGAAAATCGAGTGCAAGCGCATTGTGGAGCAGACGCTGGGACGCAGCATCAATGCGCGCGAGGCGGCGCAGATGGATGCGCAGATCAAGGTGGGCATGCAGACGGCGCGGCAGATCGACAGCGCCGCCTATGGCCGCTTGAACGATGCGCAGCGCATCATCGCCGGCGCGCGGGTGGCGGCGCGGGAACTGATGAGCGACGCGCGCCGCCGGGCCTTTGCGCCGCCGCCGGCGACGGGAAGGCGGACCGGTCTTCGCTTCAATCAGGACCGCTCGCCGCTGGACAATTACCGCGAGCAGCGGCCCAATCGATCCCGCGGCCGCGTGCGGGATGTTTCGCCGCGCCTCACTGATCTTGATCCGGGTTCGGAGCAATATGCGGCGGAGCTGGCGCGGGTGCGCGCCAAGGAAGCCGAGGTTGGCACGCCGGGGCTGACGCCGGACGAGCGGGCCTTCATCCGGCGCGAGCGCGGGCAGCTGGGTCAAGGCGGCGGGGTGCGCGGGTCGATCGATCTTGCTGGCCAGGAGGCGATCATTCGCCTCGGCCAGGCGAGCGACAAGAGCACGTTTTTCCACGAGAGCGGCCACCTGATCCTGGACATGATGACGGAGCTCGCTATGCGGCCGGATGCGCCGGCGGCGCTGGCGGCGGATTTTCGAGCCGTGTTGGATTGGCTGGGGGTGGCGGACGCCAACCGCATCGGCCGCGACCAGCATGAACAGTTCGCGCGCGGGCTTGAGGCCTATCTGTTGGAGGGCCGCCCGCCGACGGCGGACCTGGCCGGCGTGTTCGAAGTGATCAAGGCCTGGTTTGCGCAGATCTATCGCAGCCTGGCGGAGCTCAATGTTGCGCTGACGCCGGAAATCCGCAGCGTGTTTGACCGGATTTTGGCGGAGGATGCAAATGCGGGAGTGGGATCCGGAGTGGTGGGGCCTGGCCAACGTGGCGGAGATCCCGGAGGACGCGGCGCGGACGCCGGCGGATCTGCAGGCCTATCTGGGCGGGCTGGAGATCAGCGACCCGGCGGCGGCCGAGCGGCTGAAGTTGCAGTTGACCGCGGCGGCGGTCGAGGCGCAGGCGCTGGAGCGCCGGCGACGGCGCGAGGAGATGTGACGCAGGGCCGGGCCGATTTGGCGGCCCTGCAGGCGGAAACGGAGCGGCTGGAAGCACAACTTGATCAACAGCGCCCGGGTTGGCGCGGGAGCCTGGAGCCGGGCCAGCCGGGCCTTGGGGCGGAGCCCGCGGAGAAGCTGGCGGTGCGACAGGAGGCGCTGCGCGCGGCCGCCTTCTGCCTGCAGCATGGAGGCTAACCCATGGTGGACGTGAACCGGCCGTGCTTTGCGCCCATCCGGGCCGCAATCGGCGATGCGCTGACGGATGAAGAGATTGAGGCCGTGATCATCCAGGTGGCGGCGCGCCATGACCGCCTGGCGCTGGCGGCCGGGCCGCAGGCGGCGGGCGATCCGAAGCTTTGGGCGGATGCGATCAGCGAAGCCCAGATTGATGCGGCGGAAGAGCATTGGCTGCAGCGACGCCTGGCGGCGGCCGCGGCGACGGCGCGCAATCGGCGCGATGGGCAATATGCGGCCATGGGTTTGCGGCCGCATCAACGGCTGCGGGCCTTGATGGTGGGCGATGAAAGCGCCGGCGCGGCGCGGGGCTATTCGGTGGATGCGCAGGCCAAGGCGGGCGAGGTGGATGCGGTGAGCCGCTTCACCGAAGCGCTGCAGGCGCTGGGGCAATTGGCGCGGCTGGCGGATCCGTTCCGGGCCTTCGCGCCGGATCGCCCCTTCGAACTGGAAGTGGCGCGCGAGGTGGCGCGGCTCAATGGCGAGCAACGGGCGCCGTCGGCGGACCCTGCGGCGACCAAGGTGGCCGAGCAGATCGTGGCCGACCAGGCGCGGCTGCGGGCGGCGTTCAACCGGCTGGGGGCGTGGATCGGCGAGCTGCCCGGCTATGTGGCGCGCACGGTGCACGATCCGATCAAGATCTCCGGCGGGTTTTGGAAGGGCCTGAATCCACGCAAGCGCGCCGAGGCGCAGGCCCGGTGGGTGGCGTTCGTGCGCGACCGCCTGGATGAGCGCACTTTCGCGGCGGTGGATGAAGCGGAGCTGACGCGCCTGCGCGCCGAGATCGAGGCCGCCGCCTATGAGCGGGGCGAACGCTTGAGCGAGGCGGCGATCGAGCGGCGCCTGGCGGCGGTGGCGACCACGGCGCTGGAGGCGGCGCGCACCCGTTGGCTGTCGCGCATCTGGATGGACATCGTGTCCGGCTATCGCGAGCATGGGGCGATCCCGGACGATCTGGACGGGTTCACGCCGTCGCCCTCGTCGGCGCGCGCTTTGAGCCGGCGCCGTGTGCTGCATTGGAAGGATGCGGACGCCTGGATGGATTACAATCGGGAGTTCGGTTCCGGCTCTCTGTTTGCTTCGCACTTGGCGTTCCTGGCGCGTGGGACGCAGCAGGAGGCGCTGATGCGCAGCTTCGGCCCGGCGCCGGATGCGGCGTTCCAGGCCGATGTGCGCCGCTTGCGGGCCGAGGCGCGCGAGAGCGGCGATGTGGAGGCCATGAAGGCGCTCTCCAGCCCCCTGCGCCAGGCGGAGTTCGATCAGTTGACGGGCGCGGCGGAGCGGCCCGTGTCCGTGCGGGTGCAAACGGTGAGCCGCGCGATCCGGCAATGGCAGCAAATGGCCAAGCTGGGCGGGATGATCTTTTCGTCCATCACGGATCTCGGCAACGGCTCGCAGGCGCTGGCGCGGGCCGGCGTGGCGCATTTTGAAACCTATCGCGGCTTGGTCGACAGCGTGGCCAACATCAAGGATCCCGTGACCCGGCGCGAAGTGGCGAACCTGGTGGGCGAAGGCGCCCGCGCCGTCGCCGGCGATATCGCCGCGCAATACACGGCGCCCGACGCCAATCTCGGGCTCATGTTCAAGGCGCAGCGGATCTTCTATCGCGCGAACCTGTTTCAGGCGTGGCAGGCGCGCCTGCGCGCCGGGGCCGGGCATGTCCTGGCCCGCCATCTCGGCGAACGCAGCGGTAGCGCCTGGGCCAAGCTGGAGCCGAAAAGTCGCCTGGCGCTGGCGCGTTACGGCATTGATGAGGCGGCCTGGGAGCTGGCGCGCGGCCAGGCGCAAACGATCGACGGCGCTGGCCGGGTGGTGACGCCGGATGCGGCGGAGCGGGTGGACGGTGATGCCGTGGCGGCGTGGGCCGGCAAAGCAAAAGTTCCGGACCCGGCGCAATTGGCGGCGCGCCGGCGGGCGGCGGCGGAGGCGCTGCAGGCGGTGAGCGCGCTGGATGAGCCGCCGCGGGTGGGCGATCTGTGGAGCGAGTTGTCGCCCAAGGAACGCGCCAGCCTTGAAGCCGCCGGCGTGACGAAAGAGCTGTGGAGCGCCATGCGCAACGCCGGCGCGATGCGCGATCTTACCGGCGAGGTGATTTCGCCGGCGATGCTGGATTGGGTGCAGCGGCGCACCCTGGCGCGCGAGCTCGGCGTGCCAATGATCTACGCGGCCGACGATATCGCCGACGCGCGGCGCGAGCTGATGATCCGCCTGCAGGCCTATTTCACGGATCAGATCGACACGGCCTTGACGGAGCCGCGCGCCCGGGAACGGGCCATGATGCGGCTGGGCACAAAAGCCGGCACCGCAGCGGGTTTGGCGGTGGAGCTGATCATGCAGTTCAAGAGCTTCCCGCTGGCGATGCTGACGCGGCATGTGGGCCCCGCGATCGGCGATGCGCAGATGCTGAAGGCCGTGGCGCCGATCGCGCATCTCTTGATGGTGAGCACGGGCCTGGGCTTTGTGGCGATGACCATGAAGGACATCAATCGCGGCCTCAAGCCGATGCCGCTCACGCGGGACGATGATCCCACGCAGTTCGGGAAGGTGTTCCTGCGCGCGTTCATCCAAGGTGGCGGCGCTGGCCTCTATGGGGACTTCATTTTCGGATCCTATGATCGCTTCGGCCGCAGCCCGTGGGCGGCGCTGGCGGGGCCGAGCGTGGGGGAAGCGGAGCGGGTCTTGCGCCTGGCGGCGCGGCTGCGCAATGGCGACACGGATGTGGGCGCCGGGGCGCTGCAGCTGGCGGTGGACAACACGCCCTTCGCAAACCTCTTCTACACGCGCCAAGCGCTGAATTATCTGTTCTTGTACCAGCTGCAGGAAGCGGCCAATCCCGGTTATCTGCAGCGCATGGAGGATCGCGTCCGCGACGATCGCGGGCAGGAGTGGTGGGCGCCGCCAAGCGCGGCGTTGGCGGGCCCCTGAGGCGAACGCCTGGCGGCTGCGCCCCGCCGCGCCGCAGGGGCGCCCTGCGGCCTTAGTGAGCGGCATGGCTGTCACCACCACACCGTCGCATGTGCGACACGAAGTCACCACCACGGCAGCCACGCTGCCGGCGCCCTTTCGCTTTCGCTCCGGGGCCGATTTGGCCGTCGTCGTCGAGCGGGCGGGCGCGCCCGATGACGAGCTGGTCTATGGGGTGGATTACACCGTTACAGGTGGACAGACCGTCGCCGGCGGTACGGTCGCATTCACGCCTGCGCTCGTTGGCCCGTGCGATGTGGTGATTTTGCGCGCCACGCCGGCGCTGCAGGATCGGCGCTTGCCGGATGTCGGCCGCTTGCCGGCGGAAGCCATTGAGGCGGCGCTAGACCGCCTGACGCTCGGTTTACAGGAGCTGGGGGCGGACATGGCCGGCGCGGTGCGATTGCCGCGCGGCCAAGCGGCGCCGCCCTTACCCGCGCCAGCGGCGCGCGCCAACGGGACACTGGCGTTCGGTCCGGCCGGCGATCTCATGGTCGCGGCAGGGGTCTCTACGACGCCGGTGACGGCGGCGTGGGCGGCCCTGTTGGCGCAGGCCAGTGTGGACACCGCCATCGCGCCGTTCCTTGAGGTGGCGGCCGTCGGCGACATCGCGGCGCTGCGGGCCAAAACCTGGACCGACGATGCGCGGCCGGAGCTGGTGGTTTTGATGGCCAACTGGGTGCTTGGCGATGGCGGCGGCGCCTTCCGTTGGGACGCGGCGTCCACCGTCCCCGATGATGGCGGGATCATCATCAAAGAAGCAGCGACGGCGACGGGCCGGTGGGTGCGTCAGCACGAAGATGGGCGACACGAGGCGGTGTGGTGGGGCGTTTTGGACAACGCCGCAGATCGCGCAGCGGTGTTGAGCGCGGCCATTGCAGCCAGCGCCAATGCGACCCTGATCCTGCCCGCGGCGACCATTCGGCTTGACACGTCCGTACCTGTCAACGTGTCGAACATCACGATTGTCGGCCAGGGCATGCGATCCACGATTCTAAACTGCAATCGCGTCGCCAGTCCGCAATTCGTGCTGGGCGATGCGCTCGCGCTGAAGACCGAAATCAAGTTTGCGCACATGCTCCTTAATGGGGTTGTCGGCCAAATCCTGTTCCAGACCGATTGGGTCCGCGGCGTCCGGTTCGAAAAAGTCAAAGCCACGACCGACC